AAATTAATTACTTGACAAACTCTCAAAAACTTCTATAATATTATTATGTTATTGTATACTGAAGAACAACTAGGAAAAGCCTATCAAATTTATAGACTTAAACAAATTAGATTAGACTTAGGCTTTATGAAACTAGAAAATTTTAGAGATCTATTTGAACAACTAGCTGAAGAGGTAATGTACGCAGATGATAAGCATTCTGAAGGCTATAGGTAAACTTGCTTCAACTTATCTTAGTGGTAAGATAAAGAAGTCTGAAGCTAAAGCCGCAAACGCGGCAAGCTGGGATGAGATTGCGCAAACGAATAGTTCTACATCTTGGAAGGATGAGTACCTAACACTGCTCATATCCATTCCTTTGATAATGTGCTTCATTCCTGGTGCTGTACCTTACGTAAGAGAAGGCTTTGCAGTTTTAGATACGATGCCAACGTGGTATCAGTACACATTTTCTGTTATAGTTGCCGCTTCGTTTGGAGTTAGAGGCGCAATAGGCTTAATGAAAAGTAAAAAATAGTTATGTTAATAACTGAAGCCTACAGAAAAGAGCTTCAAAAGATTCATCAAGATGATGAAGATTGGGGAACTGGTCCAAGAGGAAACATTATTAAAATATGTACGTTTATAGATTCTAATAATGTTAGTAGACTTTTAGATTATGGTTGTGGTAAAGGAGAAAACTTACGTTGGTTTCTTCCGACACAAGTGTTTGTTTCTAACTACGATCCAGCAATACCAAAATGGTCTGCTGATCCTGCACCAGAAGATTATCTATTGTGTGCAGATGTTTTAGAACATATAGAACCTGAATGTATAGAAGATGTTATAGAACATATACTGTCTAAATTTAATAAGAAAGCTTTGCTTGGTATATCATTAGTTCATTCTCGGAAAGTTTTATCAGATGGAAGAAACTCACATTTACTTATTAAGCCTATCGAATGGTGGATAGGACTACTACAAAGATTTTGTACTATCGAACAAATTGAATTTGTGAATGGGATAGTAACAGTTACAGATCCAAAAGGAAGAAAGAAATTTTTACGAAAAGATGCACTAATAACTTTAAACAAATAGGAAAATATTATGGACTTACAAATTTACGCACCTTATATTGCTTTAGCGGTAGCTCTAATAGTTATCTACAATATAAGAAAAAATAATCGTGACAGACCAGATCCTCCTGCAGGACCTAGGAAACCTGGTGGTGGCGGAGGTAAGAAATGACTATTATTATATTAACAATAGTGGTTCTTGCTCTAGTAGCTGGCTGGTATTTTGTTCCGATGCTGTTGAGAGATACAGCCGATTGGTGCAGAAGGACAGCAGTTAAGGCAGTCGCTTACTTTAAAAATTAAAGTCCTCTAGAAGGCTCGTATGAGCTTCTAAGAGGCACAAACGGAACCTATTTTAAATGGGTTTCATTCTTGCTTATATAAGGAGAAAAAAATGATAAGAAGAAACGCAAATCTAGCTCGTCATGGGTTAGTGGATTTTGGAGATCCTATATTTTCATCGCTATTCTTAGGGTTCGATGAACACTTTGAACGCATAGCACAACTGGCGGCAGGCTCCAACAGATTGCCAAATTACCCCCCATATAATGTTATACGTAACGGAGATAAATATACTATCGAAGTTGCATTAGCTGGTATAGATAAGAAAGATCTTGAGATAGAAGTACAAGAAAATACTTTAAGAATTTCTTATGAATCTTCTAAGGAAGAAACACAAGGAGTTGGTTTGCATAAAGGGATAGCACAACGATCTTTTAGAAGAGAGTTTAGTTTAGCTGAAGACATTGAAGTAATAGATGCAGTTTTAGATAATGGTCTATTAAATATATCTTTAGAAAGAATTATACCTGACGAAAAGAAACCGAGACAAATTAAAATTGGATAATGGCACGAATAAATATAGATGAAGAAGAACTTGGAACATTAGTAAGTGATTTTAAAAGATACAGGCTAATGTTCCGTATGCTATTTGGATATTTAATATTCGATCTTCTTCTACACTTTGATGTGTTCGTCTAACGATCAGAAACTTCCCCTCTACCACTAATTATATCTTCCATTGTGAAATCTGAAAGCTTTATCCATTTAATAATATTCTTTCTTTCTAAACTTAGAGCATAGTCTCTTTCTTTAGTAATAGAATGAGGTTGTGCATCAATGGTAGCTATTGGTTTATGCCAGCTAGCAGGTTTTGCTCCGCCTACTTTTTCTGCATACGTCTTAGCAAAGAAATCAAATCCTATGAGTGTTAAGCTTTTCCAATCATTAGCTACTCTCGTAAAATAAAGAAGAGCTATAAAACCTGCTGATGGTCGTTTCTCATACTTGTCACCATCAACATATCCAAATTCCTTATACATTTCAAGCAGTTCCTTGTCTGAAAACATTTCCATATATTTATAGTCGGGTAGTCTATCTTTTGGTAAAGGCTTATTTATATATATTCTATTACGATTAAATAATTTAAAAGCTTTAGGAAAAAACTTTGCCCATTTCTGACGTAACAATCCTGTTACCCATATGTCCGTTCGGCTTCCAATTGCCGGCACTAAATCTGGTGTAGGTACTCCTCTTCCAAACCTTACAATAACATCGTAAGATTCAATAACATCTCCGTATTTATATTCTATAATTTCAACGGAGTTACCCACTAATATAATATTCTTTCCGCTTATTTCTTTATAGATTGGATTTATCATAATTCATCTCCTTGCTAGTACCATATAATCTCTATCCCATCTGTGTGTCATTTCTACACGCGGGCTTATTATTTCAAAATTGTAGTTAATAAATTCCTTCAAGTCATCTGGATTGTCTATACCAATATGATGCTTGTGAGCCTCGAAGTCAGTTCCTAATAGTAATAAACCTCCCTTCTTTAGATAGAGTAGCATATTACTCAATCCTGTCCTCCAATCATAGCCATGATCTAATACATTCCAACAGAGTATAAAATCTACTTTGCTCTTAAGCTCTGGTACTAAAGTCTCATAAGGAACTGAATGTAATTTGTAGTCCTCTTCTGTGAACCATTTACTAATATTTGTATTAGGTAGGTTTTCTTTTTCTTCCCATCCTGTTGTACCAGGGAAAACTGTATGTTTGTTTTTTGTTACCTTCATGAGTTCATCAAGTAACGGCTCCATACAATGTTTCTCGTTATTTGAATTGAAGTAAGAGAGTGCAGGTCTTGACCCACAACCAATGTCTAATAATACTTTATGATTAAAATAGTTTTTGTGTAAGCCAAACTTTGTAAAAATATTTTTCCATTGCTTTTCAAAGTCATCAAAGTCTCGATAGTTGTAGCATTTCTGATAGTCTAATTCAAAAACTTGATTTACTTCTGTCCATTCTTTCTTATTATTGATCATAATCAACTAGTATTTCTTGTCCTTTGTTTATCTTACATGTTGAAATTAAATTATAAATTTTATAATCATCCCAATTTTGAATCCGCAGTAGAACAGTATTTGATTTTTCTGAATGATTTAAAAACCCACCTACAGGAGTTCTTATATATCCTAAGATAGGCGGTACTTTTATATGTGAAGTACCAAAATCATAACCTTCTTCTATGTCTTCAGTAGCAAAGATACCTAAACCTTCTACTGTACTTTCTTTTATAGTTACACAATCAGGTAATGGTTTATAATAAAACTTATTCCACTCAACTCTCATTCTAGAAAGGTCCACCACTACCAAAGTTTTTCGTTTTACTATTTTTAACTTGATTCCATTCGTCAGCATATGGAACATTTTCATATCCAGCTAACCAAGGTCCACCGTCTGTAAAGTGAACGGCTTTCGGATCATCTATGTTATAATATCCTAACAACATATTATAAGTAACAGGTAGTTCTCCTATTACTATATCATCAGGCAACCATTTAAAGCTGTGTAAATCTGAAGCTGTTGCAGTATTAACATAGTCAACAGTTAATACTTCTGACTCGGAACAATCCATATACATTAAACTAGACCAATATTTCTTTTCGTAAGGTATGTTTACATGGCTGTTCATTTTCATATGTTCAGACGTTATTAGTTGTGGATGTTTAACAACATGGAGAGCGTACTCATCATCTTTAAAAGCCTCAATTTCTGCTGGATCACACCGCCATAAAAAATCTCCATCACAGAATAAAGCGTAGCCTTCGTAATCACATAGATAAGGAACCAGGAATCTAGTAAAGGCAAAGTCTGTGTTCTCACCTGCAACTGGTCTCTTGTATATTCCTGCTCCAATTAAATTTATTTTTATTAAAGGTACGATCTCATGTGTAGTATTAAATCTTTCGATAGAAGACTTACAAACTTCAAATGACTCAGGATATTCTTCTTCGTAACCAACAAATATTTTCATTCTTTCTCCATAAAATCTTTTAAAATTTTGAATACTAATTTCTGATCTTCTTTATCTAAGGACATAAAGAAACCTAGGATGTCTATTATCTTAGACTCAACTGTTTTTTCTTTCATCAATCTTTGTACACTCTAGCATCTAGTTCTGTTATTATTTTATTATGTATTTGTTTAAATTCAACCTCAACTATTCTAATTATAGTTTGTAAAATAGCGTAGGTGTAAGGACTTAAATCATCTTTTACTTTAGCTATCTCTGCTGTTGCATGTTCTGTAACTAATTTACCTGTAGAATCTACAAGTATTTTGTAGCTAATTATATTTGCTTCGGTCATATTTCACACCCACCTGCAACACATGCAAGTTCTTTAGTATTCTCTGTCATGTCTTCTTTCTCATAGTCAGTTATTAAAGACCAGTCTATTGAACTGGCAGTCTTAGTTAGCCACTCTTCGTATTCGTCTTTTGTTATCTCCTGATATGGTGCTTGCTTATACGAGTGATCTGCATACGGCAAAAAAGATATGCCTGATACATCGTCAAAGTTTTTCCATACCCATGATCCTACATCAAGCCATTCATGTTCACGAATAGATATAGTACATGATGGTTTATGTTCACACCATTCATCTTGATAAAATTTCCAAAGCCTGAGATGATTCAAAGCACTTAAGTCACCTCTTGTAATAGAATGTGCGGGAGATTTAATAGGGAAATAAAATACATAGGTGTGGTCTGGTCTAGTTATATCATCTTCGTGGTACACTCCTTGATCAACCATCAACTGTGCTACTGGATCTTTCTTGTCGGCACGAACAGTCCTGATATAGTATGGGCTATGCCTAGTATGAATACCACTAGCACTATCTACTAACTGACTAACAGTTCC